CACTGGCGACTGGTCAGCAGCAACCAACACTGGCTACCAGTCAGCAGCAACCAACACTGGTAACCGATCAGCAGCAACCAACACTGGCGACCGGTCAGCAGCGGAAGTGTCTGGATCGCAATCCGTAGCGGCATCACTCGGAATAGAAGGAAAAGCCAGGGCATCTGAAGGCGGAGCTATTGTGCTTTGCTATCGAGATGAAGATGGCGAGTTAATTCATATTCGAGCAAGCAAGGTTGGCGAGAACGGTATTATGCCGAATACATGGTATCAACTGGATAAAGATGGTGAGTTTGTAGAGTGTGAGTGATGCACTTAATGCGGATTCTGTGATTCCGCATTGCGAGCAATATCGCTCGTAACCAAACGAGGACGACGACTCGTTCTGGTTAATCGAAAAATCATCCCTTGATGTTATTTGCCGCTCTATATGGGCGGCATTCTTTTTACCTGGAGGAAATATGAAATTACGTGTCTGGCATATCCCGCAAGTTCCTATGAAGCCATTCATTGTAGAAGTAGCAAGTGTTGAAGAGGGTGTGCGAGTGATGGATGCACTGGCTGATTATGACGCATTTCAGTATGACAACAACATCAAACCTGATTACTGCAACGCTAACGGCCTTGAGATGTGGGATGAGAGCCTTACTGACCAGGATTTGGAAGAAATGGAGCTTACGGATCGCTGGGTGGATTGGTATAGCGAATGCCAGTGTTACGACGACCCGCGTGAATATATCGAAAGCCTGAAAGAAGAAACAACAACAGCCGCCTGAGTGCGGCTGTTTTATCGCATATCCACAGCGCTTCATATCGAGGCGTTTTAGCTATGCCAATAAATGAAAATGGAGAGTCCCACGATGACATTTGCTATCGCGGGCGGTGCCGTCATGGGTATCGCCCAACTTAATGAATCACTTTTAGAGCGTATCACCAGAAAATTACGGGCCGGATGGAAACGTCTCGGTGAAATTCTTAATCAGCCAGGAGTACCACGCCATGACCATTACGCCTGTTAACGGAACAATTCTTGTTCAGCAAGGAAACAGGGAGTTCAACAAGCTATATGAGAAAGTATTTCCGGATACAAAACAGGGAATGTCTGATGCGTATACATGGGCTGCAGGAATAGCTCTTGGTTGGGATAAGTGGCAGGACGAAGAATGGGAGGCGCGTCATGTTGCATGATTTTGATGATAACGAGTTTATTGCCCTCATTCCTCCTGAAATTGAGGAAGAAGTGGAGCAGCAAATTAACTTAGCCGCAGAACGGCAGAATCCGATTATTAGCTGGGATGAATTTGCGGGGTATTACTCATGAATCTGGATCTGTTAGATGAACCGTTCGCTGCTGAAGATATTGAGTGGCGAATACAGCAAAGCGGGAAAACACGCGATGGGAAGTTATGGGCTATGGTGCTGGCTTATGTCACGAACAGGGCAATCATGAAACGCCTGGACGATGTTTGCGGAAAGGCCGGATGGCGCAATGAATATCGCGATATTCCAAACAATGGCGGCGTTGAATGCGGAATATCAATCAAGATTGATTCCGAATGGGTAACTAAATGGGATGCCGCTGAAAACACGCAGGTAGAAGCCGTCAAAGGCGGTCGTTCAGGAGCAATGAAGCGCGCAGCCGTTCAGTGGGGAATAGGACGGTATCTGTATAATCTTGAGGAAGGATTTGCGCAGATATCCAGAGATAAGAAACAAGGATGGCACAGGGCAAAACTGAAGGATGGAACAGGATTTTACTGGCTCCCTCCATCGCTGCCGGACTGGGCCATGCCAGCATCATGCAATCAACCATCACCAGAAAATACCAACCAGAAATCTCCATCGGTTGACTGCGAACAAATCCTGAAAGACTTCAGCGATTATGCAGCAACAGAAACTGACAAGAAAAAGCTAATTGAGAGATATCAGCATGACTGGCAATTATTGGCTGGTCACGATGATGCGCAGACAAAATGCGTTCAGGTAATGAATATCAGAATAAATGAGCTTAAACAGGTGGCTTAATGAGAAGATTAAACATAACTCCAGCTGAGATGGAGTCAGTTTGCGGTCGCATGGTAGCTTGCCGTGCAGCAGAATATCTGGGCCTAAACATAAATCAGTTTTATTACATAGCAAAAAAACTGTCATTAAAAACGGCATTCGTTAAGCCAAGATGGAGCGACGACGAAGACAAAAGAATGCAGACGCTTATCTCATCAGGCTATACACAAAGAAATGTAGCAAAAATTCTCGGGCGAAGTGAAGAGTCGGTAAAAAGCAGGCTATCACGTTTACGAAAGAAATAACCCTATACGTACCACATTATTCGGATAACCTACCCTGGAGTAAATTATGCCTGCACCTCTGTATGGTGCGGATGACCCGCGCAACTGCTCCGGTAGCTCCAAGGCGGAGGTGCTGGAAAATATCAAAAACAATTTCGACACGTTTATCGATCTGCCACCAGAAACAAAAGCAGAACGGATGTACCGACGCGATATACAACTCGCAGAAAAACAGGAAAAAGACCGAATAAACGAAACAGCAATCCGACCATTCCGAAAAGCCACTTACACCAAATTCATTGAAATAGACCCGCGCCTTAAAAATTACCGTTCGCGTTACGGCGCTATCAGCAATAACTGAGGAATTCATCATGAGAGGTTTGTCCTACGACCCCGGAATCCTTCCATCTGAAATGATTATTCGACACCGCTTCAAACCCATCAACGATATCCCACGCGAAGAAATGCTTAAGCGAAATAGTTTTCCATCAGTGAATCAAAACAAATATCTGAATGCGATGTGGCGGAGTGGGAAGAAATGAAAGAAGTGAAAATATACACGATTGTCAGCGACCAGTTATCACCACTAATAACAGGAGAATCATTCTGTACTGATATGGTGCGTCATAGTGATTATGCGGAGCTTGAGGCTAAATACGCGGCGTTGGCGGAGGATAACGATAAAGCAATGGAGTCACTTAAGCAGGGTGATGCAGTTGTTAAGTTGGCGCACGAGAAGTTTTCGGCACTGGCCGCGGAGAATGAGACGCTGAAATACCAAGAGCCAAAGCTGGCAGCGATGATGTCATGCCTTGATGCGTTCTATTCTGACGATGACGTCCCGGAACGAGCCATGATGACCGCCTATAACATTCTTCGCAAGTCGGTAGGCACCCCAGCCACCGACGCTTTTCTGGCGGAGATGCGGGCGCAGGCTCACAAGGAAGGCGCTTACTTTGTTGCTAACCGAATGCTGGCCGCATGG